AATGAGGTAGGGAATGAGGTAGAGAATGGGGTAAGGAATGAGGTATGGAATGAGGTATGGAATGAGGTAGGGAATGAGGTAGAGAATGAGGTAAGGAATGAGGTAAGGAATGAGGTATGGAATGAGGTAAGTAATGAGGTAAGGAAAAATAACTTGTTGATTAGTTTTTTTTCTTCTTATCTTTGGGGATCATTTGATGCCACATATTTTTCTTTTTATAATTATTTTTTAAATGAATTAAAGATTAATTATAAATGTAAGGAAAAATATATGTTATATGAAAAATTATTATCTTATGGTTATATTTATTCATTAAAGAATATTTGCTTTGTGTCTGAAAAACCAATTAAGATAAAGAAACAAAATAAAAGATTACATGCAGATATTGAATCTGCATTAGAATATGCTGATGGTTTTTCTTTATATCGATTGCATGGAGTATCTGTTCCTAAATGGTTAGTAATGACATCAGCTGATAAGTTAGATGTGAATAAAATAATGGCAATTGAGAATGTGGAAGTAAGAAAAGAAGCCATACAGAAAATAGGTTTAACTAATCTTATGAAAAAGTTAAATGGAAAAGTTCTAAGTAAAATGAATATTTATGTTGATAAAAATCAGAAAGTATATTTAAAAAATAAAGAAGGTTTAAATAAAATAAGTTATGAATTAATTGAGGTTGATTTAAAATTAGCAACTAAAACAAAAATGTTAAAAATGAAAAATCCTTCTTTAGAGGATGTTTATCATTATGAATATGTATCTCCTGATTGTAAAACAGTCAAAGATGCATTAAAATTTAGAAATGGGGTAGAAGAATTACCCATATATTTATCATAGGAGGATAAAAGAATGTTACAGCATGGAGATGTAATTTTAAAAAGTATTGTTATTCCTAATAATTTAAAACCAGTTCAGACTAAAAAAATAGTATTGGCTGAAGGGGAAGTGACCGGACATGCTCATGTAATTACAGATATTGCAAAAGTGGATCTGTTTAAGAATAAGGGGAAGACTTTTATTAAGGTAAAATCACCTGTAGAGCTAAAGCATGAAGAGCATAAGACAATTATTGTTCAGCCGGGATCATATGAAATAGATCAGGTAAAAGAATATGATCCCTGGGAAAAAGAAATTAGAAATGTAAGAGATTAAGTAATTATATGTAAAAAAGTTTTATTTAATAAATAATTTATAAGAGGAGGAGAATATAAAATGACCATATGGAAATATGAATTACCATTAGAGGATATATTTGCAATTGGAATGCCTAAGGATGCAAAAATATTATGTGTTCAAACGTCATTAGCAACAGATAAGCCTGTTATGTATGCCTTAGTTGATCCTGAAAATGAAAAGGAACTAAGAGAATTTAAAATACATGGTACAGGGCATCCAATAGAGAATGCAAGTAAGTATCAATATATAGGAACATTTCAGATAAGGTGTGTTATGTTGGTATTTCATGTGTTTGAAATATTACATAGCATGTTGGAAGATATTTCTGATTGTGATAATTTATATTAAATGACTCTTTTTAAAGCATATTGTAAAGAGGGGATGTTTAAGGATAGTGATGGATTTGCTAATCCAATTGTAAATAATAAAATAGATACTTCTATCTGGATAAAACCATCTGATATATTGCAAGGAAAATATACAGAATATAGTAAAGTTGTTTGGTTTAATAAATAACTTAATAATTTAAAAAAGTTAAAATCTGCTCATAGCTAATCTAAAAATTCACATAAGTCCTGATTTACTTCTTTATCCGGGCTTTTTAAATTTAATTTTGTATTTTATTTGTTTTCTCATATATTGATTATATGGGGAAGATAAATAAAAAGCCTAAAACAACTCAAAAAAAGCCTACTGCTAAGAGAGTTAAACCCGCCAAAAAAAGCAATTCTAAGTCTACAGTTATAGTTAAAAAAGAAAAAGCCTCTCCAATTGAATTAACCTCTATGGTAGATATGCCTATTTTCCCTGCTCAGTCAGTTAAAGCAATTATCAATTATATAGCTAAAGGACACCCGGAAACAGAATTTAAACCGGAATATGTAGAACAAATATTAACTCTAATGGCACAAGGCATAGGTATAGAGACGGTATGTATGTATTTAGGTATATCGTTTGATGTTATGCGCAAGTGGCGTAAAAATAATAAAAATATTAACCTACTTATAAAATATGGTATACAGTTAGAAAAACAATGGTGGATAGAACAAGGTAGAAGGAATATTTATAATAAAGAGTTTAATCATGTGCTATGGATGATGAATATGTCTAATCGTTTTGATTGGGCTACTAATAAAGGCAAAATAGAGGGTAAAGTTGCACATGCTCATTTACATCAACATAATGGGAAAATTGAAATAGAAGAAAAGATAAAGGAAGCTAATAATGAGGACAGAATCAGTACAGTCCTTACAATTCTCTCCAGATCTGGTGCATTTGTTAGAAAAGAACCAGTACAGAGAATTGCAGGAAAAACTGACACCGAAAATAACTAAATATATTCCTCATATTCCTACACCTAAGCAGCAAGCCTTTTTGTTATTAGAGTGCAAAGATGCATTTTATGGTGGAGCAGCTGGAGGTGGAAAAAGTGATGCATTACTTATGGCTGCTCTTCAATATGTGGATGTTCCCGGTTATGCTGCATTACTGATTAGAGATACCTATCAGAATTTAGTTATGCCTGGTGCTTTGCTTGAACGGTCTGATACATGGTTAGCTGGAACAGATGCCAAGTGGGATAGTCAAGCTAAGACCTGGCTATTTCCAACTATTATAAAATTAAAAAATGGTAAAACAATTCCTGGAAAGCCTGCTTCAATTACATTTGGCTATTTAGATAAAGATAAAGATCATTTACGTTATAAATCAGCTGAGTTTCAATTCATAGGTCTTGATGAAGCAACAGACCTTAGATGGAATCAAATTATTTATTTATTCTCTCGTTTAAGAAGATTAAAAGGTCATATGGTACCATTACGGTTTAGATTAGCCAGTAATCCGGGTGGTATTTCCCATAACGAGATAAAAAATAAATATGTTGATCCAAAGACCAGAAAAAAAGGAGTTGCATTTATTCCGGCCGGACTTTCTGATAATCCCTATTTAGAAGCAGATGAATATCGAGATTCATTATCTAATTTAGATCCAACTACCAGGGAGCAACTAATGAATGGAGATTGGAATGTAAAGAAATCATCTAATACTTTCTTACGTGAATGGTGGGTGTTATGTGATGAAAGATGGCATAAGAATGAAATAATGACAGCCGTTCGCTATTGGGATCTGGCAAGTACTGATGAGAAAAGCAAAGTAACTAAAGAGCCTTGTTATACCGCAGGGGTTAGAATGGTTAAACATAAAGATGGCATTAGAATTATGGTTGATGATGTAATTAGGGTTAGAAAAGATCCTAATACATTAAGAAAGATATTAAGACAGACCGCAGACATAGATAGAACTCTTTATCCTGATATTGTGACAGTAGTAGAGCATGATCCAGGACAAGCCGGAGATTGGCAAGTCTCAGATCTTAGAAGAAATGTTTTTCCTGATATTCCATTTAAAAGTCCTCGGCCGAGTGGAAGTAAAGTAGTAAGAGCTATGCCTTACGCTAACAAGGCCGGTGATGGTTATGTGTTATTGTTAAAAGGACAATGGAATGCTGATTATATAGATGAGGCAGAAGATTTTCCAGATGGTGCATTTGCTGATCAAATAGACTCAAGTAGTGGTGCATATAAAGAAGTAATGGGTGGGCTTACGGGTGGATTAAGAGTCAGATCAATTGGTGGATTATCAAGTAAGAGAGGGAAAAAGTAAATGAATGATTTATTAAAATATATTCCTGATTGGGCTATAGGATTGTGTACAGTAGCAGGAATTGGTCTTATAATTTTTCTTATACTTAAAAATAAATTATCAATTAATTTTAAAGGTATAAAAGTTAATGAAGATGAGGATCATTTATATTTGATTATTAGTAAGGCAATACAATTAAGTGATGAGAAAAGGGACATTAAAATAAAATTACGTGCAGATGATCAAATGCGTTATGCAAAAGCCAGAAGAGAAGATGTATATGCTATGATTATGCGTACATATCGAATGTTATTAAAAGAAAAAGGTATAGCTGATCCGATGGATAGTAGAGAATATAAAATATATTCTCAGAATATCGAGTTAATGTTAAATAAAATATTAGTTTTTCTTTATGATCATTTTGAAACCATGAATAGAGATTATAATTTGAATAATATTAAGAATACAGAATTTTGTTTAGATTTCATAAGAAAAGATTATGAAATATTAAGAAATAATTCTGTTAATGCCATTGTTCAAAAAGGAACAGATTTAATAACAGATGCTTGGGTTCCTATAGACACATTATCCAGGGATGAAGTACATGAATTTAATGATCCTATAATGGTTGATATAGAGAATGCTATAGGGGATGTGTTTGATAAAGCTATAAGTATTCAGCTTTCTTATTGTAGAAGATTATTTGAAATTGATAATGAGCTAAAAGATTATATTGATAAAGTTAAGAAAGGGGAGGAATGATGAAAGATAGATTATATCAGTTGCTATTAAAAGTCCTGGCATTTAAATCATTAGTTGGCATTGTACTTCCTACTGTTTTGCTTTGTTTGAAAATAATAGATCAAAATGCCTGGTGGATTGCTATAGCAGCTGTTTTGTTTGCTCGTGCTTATGAAAAAACTAATGATAAAAGTGGAGCTGTTAAATGAATGAGAAAAAAATATTTATTTTTATTTTTATTATTTCTCATGTTATTGTTTCCTTGTTTGGTTTTTGGGCAGGATATGAAGTTGGAAAATCAACAGCTAATACAAGAGTTAAAAAGCTTGAATCAAAACTATCAGATGTACTCATTATCAATAGTGAACTGTCAGAAGAAAATACAAAGCATCTTGAAACTATTCAGCGAATACAAGGACTTAGCAATACAAGTACCGAGCGTATACAATTACTTGAATCAGGAATTGCAAAGCTTAAAGGAATTGGAGAAGCAAAAGACATTAGAATTGTCGAAGCTGAAAGAAGATTTAGAGAGCTATCAGAAGAAATTAGAAATCTCGAATCAAAAATTAACAGAGATTCAGAACGAATTACAAAAATCTTTGAACAGTTCGGAATTACAAACAAAAGTGATTATAGTAGAAACAACAGCAATAGTATTGTTATGTGGAGTAATTACAATTTTAATATTAGTGAGGTAACTAAATGGCATCAATTGTTGATATTCCAATGATCACAGATTTAAATGATACTATAGGCACAGCTCATTTAGTTCCAATGGCTGGAGCAAGACAACATACTGCTATAGGTAGAGTAAAAGGCATGCTTAATAAAATGTATCTTCCTACTGTAGTTCATGGTCTTGCTGGTTATACAGCACCTAATACAAGACTTTCTGATAATGCTATGGTTACTACTATACCAAGTGCTATGGCTACGACCACTTGTTCCATAACTATGTTAATAAGATTTAATCAACCAATAGCGGGCACTTTAATAAGATGGGAAGGTGGATTTAGTTATCTTTATTGTTCAGCTACAGGAGAATTACAATTAGAGGGACCAAGTGCTCATGTAATTGCCACAGCGGCTGAATTTGGTGGTCCTGGTATTTGGCATAGACTAACACTTATTAGAGATGGATCAACAACAATAGTGTATATAGATAATATAAATGTACGTACTACAGCAAGAGCAATAAATATACCAGCTGGAACAATGGATGTATTATCTTATCAATCAACAAGAGTAAGCCCAAGTGGTTATGATATTAGTGGTATAAAAATAACTGATCATCAATTATCTGTAGCAGAAATAGCAGCATTAGTAACAGCTGATGGGGAAAATCCTACTAATTGGGCATGGTATAATGTTGATGGATCTGATTATGGTGAAGGCTGTATTATGTCAGAGAATGGACTTACAGCTGGTGGTTTTACTGGATTTACTTATTTTGATATAGAAAATATTCCTGGTGTTGGCAACAGAACAAAATTATGGACTAATGGAGAAAGTTGTAGATATGGCAAAGCTTATTATGTAGGTAGTAAAACAAAATTATATTGTTATTTTAAATATTATATACCATCTGAAAACATTATGAACGCGGACCATTCATCTCCAGGATTTCAATTTTCTTTAATTCAGTTTCAATCATCTGCTCTTATTACAGATTCATCAGCTAATTGGATTGCTATTATTCAAGCTATTTGGGAAGATCCAGGAGATGGAGCACGTGTTAGGCGTTATAGGACATCTTGGTATAATGCAGCTGGTGTAGTAACTAATGTGGATATGGATGATGCTGATATTCCACTTGATAGAGAATTTGTAGTAAAAGCGGAAATAGAATATGATGGAGCTAATTCAATAATTAAAGCTTGGATTGATGGGGTACAAGTTACAAATATTGTTAATGCTGATTTTACAGGTAAAGCAGCTATAGCGTCAGTAATGGCTTTTCCATATAATGGTGTACATCAATCTATGAAAGATGCTACAAATTCTTATGCTGTTTATATGGGCACTCAATATGTAGGGGATGTTGAATATATGGAATCAACTAACAGTAGTCATAAAAGAAGATTAAAAGCTAATAAAATATTGTTAGCTTGATAAATAGTGAAAGGAATAATAAATGGCTATAACAGGTAGTGGAATAAATAATTTTTGTATGACCGCAAGTGGTGATTCTATGATTGGCACTTTCTTTTTGCATAATGTGCATGTTGTTTTTAGTGCAGGGGCTGCTGGTGATTCTGTTTTATTAGTAGATGGAAATAATTCTACTATTTATCATGCAATTGCCGATGCTGCTAATTATACAGACGGATGGCCAATAATGAAAGATGTTAGTGGCATAGAATTAGCTGCCCTTACTGGTGATGCAGAAGTTTATTTGAATGTTATGAAATAAGGTAAAAAATGAAACTTTTTAATTTGTTTAAAAGAAAAAATAAAACATCTCCAAGAAAAAAAGAATCAAGAATAGCTATGATAGCCAGGGGCTTGAGTCAGGTGCTCTGGCCTGAACGCAATTATAAAAATGATTGTGAAGAAACATACATGAAAAATGTTATTGGCTATCGTGCTATTAAATTAGTGGCTGATGCTTTTTCATCTGTGGAGTGGGGTTTATTTAAACAAAATCAAAAAGGTGAAAATACAGAAATATTCAACACTGAGTATAATAAAATATTATTAAGAGCTAATCCTTGGGAGTCATTTAATTGGATTAACTATCAAGCATGTGCCTATTTATTATTAGCTGGTAATTCTTACATTGAACGACTTAGACCAAATGCTGGCAAGAATAATATGGTTCCTCTTGAATTACATAATCATCAACCGGATAAGATGAGTTTTAAGACAAGTGATAAGACAGGGAGAATTCAGTTTTATCAGTATCGAGATGGTAATCAGAAAGCAGATTGGGAAGTAGATCAACTAACAGGGCAGTGTGATATTCTTCATTTAAAAATGTTTAATCCAGTTAATAAACATTTTGGAATGGGTGCAGTAGAACCAGCTGCCAGGGATATTGATATAAATAATTTAGCCACAGAATGGAACATGCGTCTTATTCAAAATCAAAATAGACCAGGAATGCTTTTATTATTTAAAGGTGTATTAACTGATGAGCAATTTGAAAGATTAGAAAAACAATTTGATGAAACAGCTGGAACAGGTGGAGCGGGAAAGTCACTTATCTTAGAGAGTGAAGAAGGCGTTATTGATGCTAAGCCTTATAATTGGTCACCAGCTGAGATGGACTGGATAGAAGCAAACAGAGAAACAGCAAGAAGAATAGCTATGGCCTTTGGTGTGCCATCGATGGTATTAGGAATTCCAGGGGACAATACATATAGCAATTATATAGAGGCTCGCGCGGCTATGTGGGAAGATACAGTTATACCTTTACTTAATTATTTTAGAGGTGAATTTAATAATTGGATTTTTGGATTTATGTATGGTCAACCTAATATTATGAAATATGATTATAATCTGGATAATGTGCCCGCTTTGCAAATAAGAAGGGATGCCATATGGACAAGAGCTAATGCAGCAACATTTTTAACATTTGATGAGAAGCGAGAATTAGTAGGATATAAAGCATATGAGAAGCCAGATCCTAAAAAGCCAGGTAGTGCAATTGTTGTAACATCATCAAGCATCCCATTAGATGAAAACTTTTTAGCTCCTCCAGAGTTACCAGATGATCCATTAGATGGAGATGATGATCCATTAGATGGAGATGATATAGAATGATAAATATAAATGATGCCAGAGCTAAAAGAAGAGCCTGGAATTTTTTTGATAGAATGCTTAAACGATATGAAATAATTTTATATCGTAGAGCTCATGCATATGTATTAAGACAATATCAGAGAGTAGCAGCTAAGGTAAGAAGAGGGGATTACGATTATGCCCCTGTAGTAAATCAAGAAGAGAATTTACTTAGAAGTATTTTAGTTAATCTTTATAAAAGAATAGCTATTACATTTGGTACGATGATACTAAGAGAGAGTGAACAACAAAAAGATGTTTCATCTCGTACAATATTTTGGAATCATATACTTAGATGGATAAATGAAAAAGTATCCAGAAAAGTAGTAGGAATAAATAATACTACTCGAAATAGAATTAGAAATATTATTAGGATTGGAATAGAAGAAGGCTTATCTTATAGAGAGATAGCTTCACGTCTAACATTGATCGGAAAAATAAGCTCAATAAAGAGAGCAAAAAATATAGCTTGGACTGAAACACACACCGCAGCTAATAAGGGATCTTTTGAGATGGCCAGAGAATTAAAAATGAAATACAAGGAATGGCTATCTGCTAAGGATGAAAGAACCAGACATGATCATAGATTAGCTAATGGGCAGAGAGTAGAAATAGATGATCCATTTACAGTAATGGGAGAAGCTTTACAGTTTCCAGGTGATCCAGATGGCTCGCCTGAGAATGTTATCCGATGTAGATGCACGATGATATACAGAGATGATAAGGGGGAAAGTTAAAATGGGCTTTGAGTTTAAAGATTATGATTATAAAGAGGATGCAAAGTGGTTTCCTTTTATTAAAGAAGATATTAGTGATGAAGGATTTTTCTCTGGTTATGGATCTACATTTGGAGGAAAGCCAGATAGTTATAATGATCTAATTAAGTATGGTGCTTTTACTGAAACAATAATTAAGGGTGGTAAATTTCGTCTTGGTGTAAAAGCCCTTGCGGAACATAAAAATACAATTGGTATTTATACAGAATTGTCTGAAAATCAAAGGGGTTTAAAAGTAAAGGGGCAAATTGAAATAAAAACAACCATTGGCGGTGATACGTTTTTACTTATGAAAATGGGAGCAATCAATGCTTTATCTATAGGATGGGAGCCACTTCGAGAAGATAGTAAAGGAAAAAGAATTCCCATAGAAGAAGCTATTGAGTGGGATGATAAATTAAATATTAGGACTTTAAAACTAATTGATTTATGGGAAATTTCCCCTGTTACATTTCCTGCAAATGACAGAGCTGTAATTACAGATGTAAAATCAGCTATAGAAAATGCGTCTACACCAACACAAATGGAGAGAGCCTTGCGCGATGCTGGTCTTTCTCGTAGTGTTGCTAAATATATAACAAGTCTTTGTAAACATTCGTTGATGAATGAAAGAACTTATTATGATCAGGATCTTAAGGTAATGTTAGGTAAACTAAAGAATGTTAATGATGAATTAGCATTAGGGGGAATACTTAATTCATTACGGACATTTGAAATTCCTACTGTACAGTGCGATGCTGGAACAAAGGATAAATAAATACAATTTAAAGGAGAAGATAATGAATCCAGAAGAGGAAAAGGCTATTGTTGTTGCCATACAGAAGGAAATTGAAAAACTTGGCACACAAGTCAAAGAGAATGTCACAGAGTTAAATAAAAATTATGTGAAGTTAAAAGAGATTGTTGATCGTAGTCATGATGATAGTTATGATAAAACTTTCATTGATAAATTAGCAGCTGATGTATCAACAAGACAGGAAGCGCTTGATAAGAAATTCAAAGAGCAGTCAGAGGAAGCAGTACAGAGATTAGATAAAATCGAAGTCGCTTTAAAACGTGTTGGATCATCTGATAATAATTCACAAATACAGCTTTATACTAAAGAGCAGGCTGCTCAGTTTGCAACAAGTATTTTGTCATTAAGTTCTGGTGGTGAAAAATCAGTCACAGTAAACCAGATTGATGAATTTATGAAAGCTAATGGGGATAATGATTTTTTAAATAATTATCAATCTGCTTTTTTAAAATATTGTCGTGCTCGTGGATTAGATGGAAAAAACTGGAATCCTCAAAATGGATTTTTAACTCCAGGTGAACAGAAGGCCATGTTGTCTGCATCTGATCCTGATGGCGGTGTACTTATTACCACTGCCATGAATACGAACCTTATTCAGCGTGTCTATGAGAATGATATCATGCGCGCGCTTGCATCTGTCCAGGGCATTACAACTACATCTATGGAGTGGATGGTTGATTGGGATGAGGCTGCTGCAGGATGGGAAAGTGAAACAGTCCAGGGAGCTGAATTAAGTACTCCGAAATGGGATAAAAGACGGATCACTGTACATAATATGTATTACCGGGCACGTATCACACAACAGTTAATTGAAGATGCTGCAATAAATCCTGAAACATGGTTATCTGACAAAGCTGGTGAAAAAATGGGTCGTGTGGAAGGAGCATCATTCTTTACTGGTGATGGTATTACCAAACCTCGAGGAATTCTTACCTATGCTAATGGCACAAATTATGGTCAAATTCAGCAAGTTAATATGGGGGCTGCTGCAACCCTTACAGCGGATGGATTTGTAAATATTAAATATGCTTTGCTTGAAAATTATTTGAACTTGCCTTCTTTAGCATGGGTGATGAATAGAAGCACTGTAGCAGCAGCTATGAAAATGAAATATGGTGATGGTACATATATCTGGAAACCTTCGATGATTGCTAATGATCCAACATCAAGCATTTTAGATATTCCTGTGCGTATGTCTCCATCTATGCCCGCTGTGGCTGCTGGTTCTTTGGCTGTTGCTCTTGCTGCATGGAAAGAATTTTATATGATTCTTGATCGGCTTGGTGTAACTGTACAGCGTGATCCATATACAGCTAAACCGTTTATTGAATTCTATTTTCGTAAAAGAGTTGGTGGTGATGTTCTTAATTTTGAAGCTGGCAAGCTTGGTGTAATTAGTGCATAATTAAGATAAAAAGAAAGGAGAACATAAGATATGTTATTTGATGGATATAGTGAATTTAAATTCTTTCAAGCGCTTGAACCTCAAGATGTAGCAGCTGGTGGTGCTACTAATGGAGTAACTGTTGATAGGCGTGGTTATGGTACATTAACGTTTATTGTAAATGTTGGTGATTATACTGGTGGTGGGGCATTCTCAGCTGATAATAGATTTCAATTAAAATTGGAACATGGCACTGCATCTGCTCTTGGTGTGGATACATGGTCAGAATGTTATCCAAGTCAGATGTTGCACAGTGTAACTGGTATGGGTGGAGCTTATTCAACATTGAATTCTGGTATTTGGCAAAGCATTACCTCTGCTAATGTAAGTAATGTATATACTGTCGGTTATATTGGACCAAGGCGTTATGTTCGTATAGCAATCAGTGAGGTTGGTGCTCCATCAACTATTTCATTTGCTGCAACAGCCATGCTTGGAAAACCGGAAATCTGGCCTGTTCAAGATCCACTTCCTCACTAAAATAATTTAATTATAGAGAGTAGTTAATTCTACTCTCTATAATCTAACAGAAAGGAGATTATATAAATGGCTGATGATACATACATGCCGAAAATATATAGAAAGCAACATCCTAATCAAGCAGAGGAGATGGTAATTGCCGCTGGTGGTAAAATAAATCTTGAAGATGCCACATCTGAATTTGCTTTTTTAGGAATAGATTTTAATGCTCAGCAAATGAAAGGTTTAGCTAATAATGCTGGTGGAGCATTAACACTCACTAACCTAAGTACAGCAAGTACTACATTATCAACATTAGGTGGTAGTGTTCCTACTGTATTACCATCAACATATCGTGTAATAAAAATATCTTGCACATCAACGCTTGTTGGTGGTTCGGCAAGATTATTTTCTGCTGAGGTTGGAAGACTACTTACAATACGTTACACAGTTAATGCAGCTAATTCGAATGGATTATCTATATACTGCTCAGGAAATGTCAGCGGTATTAGTGGTGTGAGAGTGCTTGCTTCTACTGGATCAGATCTTTCTTGTTTGATGATAACAACATCGGCTGCGAGTTATGGTTATCTTATATTACAAGCAGAAGAAGATGGTGTGTGGTCTGTACTTTCTTCTAAACAAGTTACTGAACAATCAGCATAAGGAGATGGTATGTTAATTAAAATGAAAAAATCTAAGCCTGGATCTTCTAATGGTTGTCATGTGCAAATGTTTGAAGAGGGAAAACAGTATGAAGTATCAGATCGATTAGCTGATATCTTTATCAATCAAATGGATGTGGCTGAGGAAGTAAAACCAAAAAAAGAATTACCTAAAGAAGAGATTGATGAGGATCTTATTATAAATAAGAAAAAAGCCCCATCTACTTATAATAAAAAGGTCATGAATAAAGAAGAAGAGGAAAATAAATAATGATATCTAATACTCCCCTTAGCAAAAAAGCAAATAGAATATGGAGTACAACAACTGCCCCAGCTATTGAACCAGTAACCCTGGAAGAGGTCAAGCTATTCGGGAGGATAGATGGTACTGAAGAAGATGATCTACTCACTTCTTTAATTATTTCAGTTCGTGAAAATATGGAGCTGTATTTAAGACGTTCTCTTATTGAACAGACAATCACTATGTATATGGATTATTGGCCTGGAAATGTTGTGCAACTTCCCAGGCCTCCTTTAATTTCTATTACGTCTGTTTCTTTGTTAGATGAGAGTGATGTTGAAACAGATTATGATAGCGATAATTATTATACGATGCTGACAGCTGTGCCAGGAGAATTAATTATAAAATCAGATGCTTCTATTCCAACTAATACAAGTAATCGGGAAAGAGGAGGATATAAAATTATATTTAAAGCCGGGTATGGTGATACAACAAATAATATTCCTTCACCCATAAGAAATGGCATTAAAGAATGGGTAATAGATGCTTATGAAAATAGAGTTGTTTCTGATTTACCATCTGATAGAATTATGAGGAAATTATCTCCATTTAGAGTTAATCTATATGCGTTTAGCAGATAAATTAAAACACCGTTTTCAAATTATAATGGCTTCTCTCGATGTAAGTAATGATAGGATAGGGGGGCTTGATAGAGAATATACTACCTTAATATCTGTATGGGGGGAACTAATTCCCATATCACAATCAGGCTATAGTAGTATGATTGCTGCTATGCGTGGAGTAAATGAGACTGATTTAATTACTCATTTAGTTAGACTTAGATGGTGTGCTGTAAAATATTTAGGTAAATCTTATACAAATGGGTTTAGTATTGGTTATAAAGGCATGGCAGATTTACAACCAATTAAGAAAAATTATTTTTTATTCAAGCAGGAAGGATCAACAGTTAAGGGAAGATTATTTAAAATACATGGTGTTATGCGTGATGATGAGCATCGAGATGAATATATAAAGCTACGTGTACAAGAAGTTGAAGAGCAAGGAACAGGATATGGAACAGAATCATATTAACATACAAGTTAAAATATCTGATAAATTACTTGAGATGTTTAGAAAAAGTGATTTAGAATTAGAAATTAAAATGCATAATGCTTTGATTAGAATTGGCATGGAAGCTGAAGAGCGAATAAAAAGATCTATGCAAAATACCGGAAAGGCTCATTGGTTTTATCGTAAGTCTAATGGTGCGATTCACTGGCCATCTGCTCCAGGGTACGCTCCTGCTGTAGATGAGGGCAAACTTATAAATAGTATTATATTAGATGTTAGGCGTGGAGCAATAGAGATAGGAAGTGAAAAACAAGGTGTAATTGCTAATTATGCAATATATCTTGAGGAAGGCACAGATAGAATGAAAGCACGTCCTTTTCTAAAAAAAGTTGGTGAATGGATGGAAAGTGTAGTTGAAGAAAGAATAATGACTGCGGTTAAAAAGGTAATATAATGAAATTAGGAAAAATAGTTTTAAAACTTAGATTAGCTAATACTCGTTTTGAAAATATGATTGGTGGTGCTGTAGAATTAAGCGCTGCTATAAATAATACATTAGTTAAAGAAATGGCTTTTGTTATTCCTTTAGTTGAAGAAGCAAGCCAGAATGAATATGATAATAGTATAAATCAATTGATAACTGAAAGATTTGGAGTAGTTGTAGCAATTAGAAATGATGTATCTTATGCTGATAAAATGGGCATTGCTGCTTATGATGCATTATATGATGTAAGAGATGATTTATTTAGAGCATTACTTGGATGGCAATTAAGAGAAGCAGAATCATTAATTTATTATCGAGGTGGTAAATTAGTTGGGTTTAATGGTGCTTATTTATATTATCAATTTGAATTTGAATATACATCAAGAATTTCTAATATAGAAGGAGATAAAAGAAATATTCAAATTATACTTAATGATATAGATGAGGATGAAATTGAAGATGCTGTTACATTTGAAAAAATATATAATTATATTATTTTACAACCATCTAATCGATTAGAAGAAAAAATAAATCTACCACTTACTGATGTTTTTCCTGACTTTGCACAGGCTATAGATATGCAAAGCGATCCTGGTGCTGGTGGATTAAATAAAGGATTTGCCTCAGGATTTAATTTTTATGAATCACAATTTACCAGATAAAGGAGAGTATAATGATAGTATTTGTTAAGCCTAAAGATGGTTTAATAGTTAGAGATCCTAAAACTAAAGTTCCTATTCCAGTTGATGGAATGAATATTGCATTGTCCGGTAAGGATGGTACATATTGGAGGCGTAGAATAAAAGAAGGCTCTTTAATTGTTTCACCTAACAAAAAAGATGAGAAAAGAAAGGATGGTATTAAATAATGATACAGTTTAATAATATACCTGAAACAATCAGGACGCCTGGAGCACTTGTTGAAATAGACAACAGCCGAGCGTTACAAGGATTAAATGCTAATCCACATAAAGTATTAATTTTAGGGCAAATGATAAGTGGGGGAAGTGCGGAAAAATATTTATTATATGCTATTAGTTCTGAAAATATAGCAGATGGTTATTTTGTAGCTGGATCTTTATTATCAAGAATGTGTAGAACATTTAAAGCAAATAATCCTAATACAGAATTATACGCTCTTGCTTTAAGTGATAATGCAGCTGGAACTACAGCATCAGCAAGGATACATTTTTCTACTGCCCTTTCACATGCTGGTGGATCTTGTTCCAGTGGTGATCAAGCAGTGTACATGCTTGGTGCTGGTTCAAGAATTTATCAAATTCTTACAAGTGGCTGGTCTGTGCAGGATTGTAATTCAGCATATAAAACTTTAATAAATGCTAATTCTTATTTACCATTTACTGCAAGTTATGCTACATCAGGCCCATTAGTATTATCAGCTGTTAATACTGGAGAATGTGGAAATAATCTTGATGTTAGATTTAATTATTATGATGGACAAAGCTATCCTACATTCTTTAATGATAGTGTGCTTATTTCTGTTTTTTCTGGTGGAACTAATAATCCGAATATTGGTGATGCATGGGCTGTTATTGATACAGAACAATTTCATCATATTGTTAATCCTTATAGTGATGCAACTAATTTAGGATTGTTAGATGATGAACTTGATGAAAGATTTAAGCCCTTAGTTGATAAAGGGGGTCATGCATATTATGGATACAAAGAAGCATTAGCGAGTATTAGCACACATGGAGATACAAGAAATAATCCTCATACAACGTGTATTGGTATGTACGATTCTCCTACTCCTCCTGAAGAATGGACATCGGCATGGGCTGCAATTACATCATATAATCTTAATAGTGATCCTGCCAGACCATTACATTATTTAAAACTTAAAAATATTCTTCCTCCCCCTATTGCAAGTAGATTTACACAATCAGAAAGAAATGTTTTGTTATACGATGGTATTGCTACATGGATTGTAGATGCAAGTGGGGCAGTGTGTATTGAAAGAAGCATTACTACATATAAAACAAATGCACTTGGCATTTCTGATCCAAGTTACCTTGATATTCAAACATTATTTACACTACTTGAAATTCGTTATCAATTTAAATCCAGAATGACTACAAGATTTATTTTACCAAGATTTAAATTAGCTCAAGATAGTTATCCAATTCAGGCCGGATCATATGTTGTAACACCTAAAACAATCAAAGGAGAAATTATAGCATTATTTACAGAACTAAGAGAAGTAGGACTGATTGAAGAAATAGAACAATTTATAGAGAATTTAGTTGTGGAAATAGATGCAACTGATCCTAATCGAGTTAATGTCTTACTTGCACCTAATCTTATCAATCAGTTTAGATTGTTAGCTGGTAAGATCCAATTTATTTTATAAGGAGTAAAACACTATGCCAAAAATTACAGGTAGAGTTGAAGTATTAGTGAATGGACAATTGATGCTTACTAAAAAGGGAGCTAAAGCTAATGGGCTTGGTATATCTGGACAAGCCCCATTTGAAAGAGCTCCTGTTACTGGTGAAAATGGAATTCATGGGTATATAGAAAATCCTATCGAATGCTCTGTTGAATTTACTATTACTGATAGAGATGACATATCATTAGATGCACTTGCAAGAATCTTTGAAAATGGAACTATTATTTTTCGTAATAGTGGGGGTGGTAAAGTTTACACCATGCAAAATGCAACTTGTACAGGTAACTTTAATCTTACAAGTGGTGAAGGTGAAGTACCAGTAAAATTTATTGGTCCATTCTGGACAGAAAGCAAAGAAGCAAGTTAATGCGTGATAGTGATGTATTAAGAAATATTAAATTAACTTATCCTATACCATATAAAACAGATGATGGAAACGAAATTGATATACATGAAATAAAAATAGGAAGGCTCAAGGCTAAACATCTTGATAGCTTTCCGGATTGTATAACTAAACCATCTAACAATGGCGGAGGGAAACAAAAAATACATATTGTACCTAAAGAATTTATTCCATTTATTGCAGCTGTATCAGAGTTACCAATTGATACTATAAAAGAATTAGATTTAAATGATTTAATCAGCATTGCTGATATATTAGCTGATAGTATGGGAATAAAAGAAAAGGGAAAATAAATTTCCCATATGAAAACTGGAAGAGAGTCATATGGGAAATAGCAGCAACTTTTAAAATCTCTCTTTCTGATATTTGGGAAATGACATTAGATGATTTATTATTTTGGTTAGAGGGAACAGAATATATTCAAGAAAAGCAACTTAAAATGAGAGCTTTTGAATTAGGAGTGCATGTAGAAGATGGCGAAGCAGTATAATGTAAGCGTATTAGTAGAATTATTTGATAAACTCTCTGCCCCTCTGACCAGAATAAATAAAAAAATGGTCGAGGCCGGGAAGAAATGGGCGGATACAGGAAAAAAATTAAGTATTGGTGTATCTCTACCTATTATTGGTCTTGGTGTAGCAGCTGTTAAAACATCGGCTGATATAGAAAAATATACAGAATCATTTACTACAATGTTAAAAAGTGCTGATGCTGGTAAAAAGTTTGTTAGTGGATTAAGAGACTTTGCAGCTAAGACACCATTAGAATTTGCTGACTTAGCTAAGAATGCAGAACTTATGCTTGCCTTCAATATCCAGTCTAAAGATGTACTACCTACTATGCAAATGTTAGGTGATGTGGCAAGAGGAGATGCAGAAAAGTTAAGTCAGTTAAGCCTTGCTTATAGTCAGATGCATAGCACTGGCCGCTTAATGGGGCAAGATTTACTGCAAATGATCAATGGTGGATTTAATCCATTAGTTGTTATAGCTGAAAAAACAGGCAAGTCTATGACACAGCTCAAAGATGAAATGTCTAAGGGCATGATTAGTGTTGACATGGTAACTGATGCATTTAAGTCGGCTACAAGCGCTGGTGGATTGTTTTACAAATCTATGGATACACAAAGTAAAACATTCTATGGTCGGTTATCTACACTCAAAGATAATTTTACATTATTCTTAAGTAAATTAGGTGATGCTTTATTTCCATTAGTTAATAGTATGTTAGATGGACTTGCACAATTAGTTGATTGGTTTAATACTCTTGGTGAAAGTACATCACAACTTATTGTAATGTTTGGTGGGCTTGCCGCTGCCATTGGTCCTGTTATGTTTATAGCTGGAAAATTAATGGCTACATTTGCTGGTGGCATTACACCTATTCATCTTATAATAGGTGGACTTGCCTTGATTGCAACAGGTGCTATGGCGGTTAGTGAAGCAATAGATAAAAGCAATAGAAAATTTGAAATAGCTGCGGATAATGCTAAAAAAGAAGCGGATGAAGTGCAGTCATTAGTGTCTGAATATGAGGGATTAAAAAATAAAACTAATTTAAATACTAAAGAAAAAATCAGACTGATTGATGTTGAAAATAGATTAAGAATATTACTTCCTCAAAGTGCAATTGAATTTGATAAACAAGCTAAAATGATTGGTATAAATACAGATGCTGTAAAAAAACATCTTAATGAATTAAAAGAATTAGAAAAAATAAACTTAAAAAAACAAATACAAAAAACCCAATCTGAATATGACGCATTAGAAAAATCAATTTCTAATGCTGAAAATGAAATGATTAAATTTCAAGAAATGCATAAAAAAGGGAAAACCCCTGGAATTAGCTATGGATTAGATACAGAATTAACAAGACAACAATTTAGAAATAGATTAGAAAAAGATATGGAAAATCAAAGAGTAAAAATAGGAGAGCAGAGAAAGAAATTAATTATTTTATATGAAAAATTACAAAATGATAAAGCAAAATTAGATGAAGCTGAAAATAAAAATACAAAAAAACAAAACGATGAATTAAAAGAACAAAATAAATTATTATCAAAAGGATTATCTTTTAGAGAAAGACTTTTAATGCTACAAAGAAAGTTTGCTGAATCTGGTGGATATGCTGTTAGACATAATAGGGGAATGGCTGAAAGTATAGCAGCATTAAATCAACAAGCAGCAACAAAATCAAAAGCAGAAGTCACAATAAAAGTAAAAGCAGATCAAGGAACATCAGCAACAATTCAAAAAATTGATAAACAAGTTGGGGATGTTGATTTAAATATTATTTCAGATAGCTATCTCGGTTATACTGTGCCAGTAGGAGCCAATTAAAATGAGTTGGAAAGATAGATTAAAACAAGCTTCATTTAGAGGAGTTAATTTTTATGTACTTGAATCAGAAAGAGAATCAGGCATACATACTGTTGTACAAGAACTATTACCTGATGATACTGATGTAGAAAGCCAGGGCATTGTATATGTCGAAGATTTTGGACAAGGACTTGATACATTTTCTATTGAAGGATATATAATAGCTAATGCTAAAAATAATTATGATTACATGCCTGATCGTGATGCCTTAATTGAAGCATTAAGAGTTAGAAAACAAGGAATACTAAGTCATCCTTATTATGGGGATATAGAAGTATATTTAGTTGGTAGAGCACGTATAAAAGAAAGTAATAGTGAAGGTGGGATTGCTCGTTTTTCTATGCAGTTTGTACAATTTAACGAATTACCACCACCATCAAAAACAATCGCGGCTGATAGTGGTATAGATAATTCTGTTAGTACAAATATTGCAAAACTAAATGATGCTTTAGTAGATAAATTAAATTTATCTGGTGTACATTTACAAACTGTAGCAGATACAATAAAGAATTTTGTACAAGGGTACATAGAAGCAATTAGAAAAATAAGAGGAACAATATCACAATATCAATCTGAAGCTATTGGTGCTTTATCAAATATTATAATAACTATAGATGAAATAATTGATTCTCCAATTGATATTTTAAATAATCTTATGGAAGCATCAACTCAATTATTAAATGTAATTGGTTTTGGTGTTGATACTATTTATGGTGGAACTATAGGACAATATACGGGAGAAAGAAGAGGAAATGTTACTGAATTAAATGGTGAAAATATACCTGAAGAAATAGGCACATCATATGTTAATGGCATAATAGATGCTTCTCAATATAGTTATATAAATATTCCTTATGTACAAAATGAACAAGAAGATAATGTTAAGTTAATGTTATGTTATAATAAAATAACACTTATGGCTGTTATTTCAAGAATAGCAATTAGAATAAATTATAATTCGAAAGAAATAGCAATAGAGTATAAAAATAAAATTAAATCTGCTATGGAAGATGTTCTTTTAAATATAGGAGATTTAGTAGATCTTAATTTAGATGATAATCAAATATATGATGCTATGAATAATATTAAAAATTCTTTTCTTAGTAATTTTGAAATTAAAATATTAAGTATTGCTAATAGTATTGAATATACTGTTGCTCCTAATGGTATGAGTACATTACAAATTGCTTATGATTTATATAATGATTTAAATAGGGATATTGATATTTATAATAGAAATAAATCAATCATAAAAAATCCATCTTTTTGTCCTGGTGGAGAAGTATTAAAGGTTTTAGATGCTTAAAATAACTTTTATTACTAATAATATAGAATTTACTCAGTGGAAAAAAATACAAATATTTAAAAGCATAAATACTATTACAGGTAGTGTTGTATTATTTACACCTTCTTTTTATAAAGGGAAAACATCAGGATGGAATTTATATATTGGAGATGAATATGAATTAAAAGTAAATAATGCAACTATAAGTAAAGGTATAATAGATAAAATTATACCAATATATGGATTTGATAGTAATAATCTTCCAGAATATAAATTTAGTATTTCATGTAGAGATAAAACATCTCTATTAGTCGATTCTACGTATACTAAAGCTGAAAATGAATGGAAAAATGAAACAGCCATAAACATAATTAGGAGAATATGTTCAGCATATAATATTGAAGTTGCTTATGAAAAATCAATAGCTTCAATTGTTAATAATAAAATAGATAATTTTAAACATAATGAAGGTGATTTTGCAAGTACAAGTATTATACGACTAACAAATGAAATAGGTGTTTTGCCTATTAGTTATGGAGATAATAAATTAACAATTATTAAAGGCACGACTAATGTACTATCTATAGATGCTATAGAGATTGGAGCTAATGTTAAATACGCTTCAAGTGTATATAGTAATATTGATAGATATAGTAATTACATAGTAAAAGGAACTGGCATTGGTAGTGATGAAAAACAATTAATTGATTTTATAGAACCATATGGAGAAGCTAATGATCCTGTAATTACATCATATAAACCATTTATAATATTTTCAGATGTTCCTACTGATAATGGAAAATGTCAAATAAAAGCAAAATGGGAAAGAAATATTAGAGCTGGCAATAGTAGAAAAAGAACATATGTGATGAATAATTGGATACAAACAAATAAAAATTTATGGATGATAAATACGCTTGCTCGTGTTAAAGATTGGCATGCAGAAATAGATCAACAAATGCTCATTACAGATGCTATATATAATTATGATAGTGAAAAAGGTAGTAATTGTATTTTATCTTTAGTTAATAAAGATACATATTCTACTAATGATGTAATAATTAAAGGAGAATATGATAGATGAATATAAATATATTTGAAAGAATTTTATTGCCTTTAAAAAGAAAAATTATGTTAATAATTGGAAAATGTATCTTAGTTGCTGTAGATAATAGTAATAAAAATATGAAATTGCAATTAAGTGGATTAAAAAATGAAAGCATAACAAATATTGAACGGTATCAAGAATATGGTTTTGAATCTTATCCTAAAAAAGATAGTGAAGTACTTGCTGCTTTTATAGATGGTAATAGAGATAATGGAATTGTTATTTGTGTTAATGATAAAAGATATCGGCCTACTGATTTAAATGAAGGTGATGTGTGTGTATATGATCATGCTGGATTACGTATTACTTTAAATTCTACTGGTATTATTATTAAAACAGGAGATGCATCAACATGGAAGCCTAATGTATTAGCAGTAGATCCTTTTACTGGTATGCCTCATGGAGGCATACCTGCAGGGATTACAAAATTGAAAGGAGCATAATAATATGCCATTAAGTGGAGATTCTTTAGGTTTAGCTATGATCGCTGCTATGGATGCTTATGTTGGCGGATTAGCTGAACCAAAAAATGATAATTATGATAGAACACAAGCATTCAAGGAATTAGGAAAAGCAATAGTAAATTATATAGTAGCTAATGCTCAAGTTACAGTAAATGTAACAAGTGTTAGTTTAGTTCAGCCTGGTGTTGGTGTAAGTGGGCCTGGCACTGGAACAGGTACAATAATTTGAGGTATTATTTATGTATGTAGATATAAAAGTATCATATAACAATGAATTAGCTGAATATGATATTGATTATAGTAATGGAGATTTGGTTATAGATAAAACTATGCTTACAGCATTACTTATTAGTTTATTAACAGATAGAAGAGCAAATGATGATGATGTATTATTAAATGAAGAAGATAAAAAAGGATGGTGGGGGGATTTATTAGAAGAGGGTGGATCAAAAATTGGATCAAGATTATGGTTACTTAAAGGTAAAACTGATCAACAATCTCTTAACCAAGCTAAAGAGTATATTAAAGAATCTATTCAATGGTTTGTAAATGATGGTATATGGCAATCATTTACAGTATTAACTGAGAAAAGTGGTGATCCATATAATCAAAGACTTAATTTTCAAATAGATGCTCATTATAGTAATGGGCAACTTGTTTCTTATAAGTTTAAAA